GGTAGTTGGCACCCCGGCAAAAATTTAGCGTCTGACCGCGTTTTAAGGTAGACCATGCCGGAGTCGCGTAAAGGTTTAGCCCGCCGCCTCGGCATGACGACGACCGCAGTGTCAAAAGCTGTGAACACCGGCCGCATAAAATTAAACGCTGATGGCACGCTCCCTGACGACGCGGAAAAACAATTGATAGAAAACACATCGCCCGAACGCAGCAAACGCGAACAGCAGGCGAAGCCCGCACCCGCCGAAGCTCCGTCTTTTCTCTCCGTAAAAATCCGTAAAGAGGTCGCGGCCGCGCAGCTTAAGGAAATAGAGCTTGCTCGCGAAAAAGGACAGCTACTTGAAAAAGAACAGGTCAAAGAATCCATTTACAAATACGCGCGACAAATACGCGACGCTGTGCTTTCGATACCTGAACGCGTCGCGTCAGATTTGGCGGCGCAGCTCGGCGCAGCGTATAGCAGCGGCAAGAAACCGAGCGACGCAGAACTTGAAAGAATCGTCCGCAATTCATGGCAAAAAGAATCGCGCGCCGTTTTAGCGGCCATAGATAAAACACCCGATGTCAAAAACAAAAGACGCAAAACAGAAAACGCCGAAACGTAAGGTCACGCTCGACGACGTTGTTTTTGACGATGCCGACGAGATTGTTTTATCGGCGATAGTCTCAGGTCTTAAACCCGACGCCCGCCTGTCCGTCAGCGAATGGGCAGACACCTATCGTGTGCTATCGTCTACGGGTTCGGCAGAACCTGGTAAATGGCGCACAGCCCGCACACCTTATCTTGCCGATATAATGGACGCACTCACCGTCGGCGCACCTTATCAAAAAGTTGTTTTAATGAAAGGCGCACAGGTTGGCGCGTCTGAAATGGCCGTAAACTTTTTGGGCTACATTGCCGACGTGTCACCCGGCCCCGCGCTTTATCTCATGCCGACGCTCGACGCTGCGAAAGAGTTTTCCAAAATCCGCATCGACCCCCTTATCGCGGAAAGTGAACAGTTGCGAGCGAAAGTAAAAGACGCCCGCACGCGAGACAGCGGGAACACTACACTGTTAAAAGAATTCCTCGGCGGCTATTGGGCCTTTACCGGCGCAAACTCCGCCGTCGGCCTGCGCTCGAAGCCAATCCGGTTTCTTATCATGGACGAAATCGACGCTTATCCCGGCGCGATTGAGGGCGAGGGCGACCCGGTAAACCTGGCTTACGCGCGTACGCGCACTTACGGAAACCGGCGCAAAGTTTTTGCCGCCTCGTCGCCAACAGTCGCGAACGAAAGCCGGATTGAAAAGCTATTTGAGGAAACGGACAAGCGTTTCTTTTTCGTGCCGTGTCCGCACTGTAACAAAAAGCAGGTGCTGCAATGGCCGCGCGTTAAGTGGCTCGACGGCGACCCTGAAACGGCGTATTATGAGTGCGAACACTGCGACGGCAAAATCTACAATCACCATAAAACCGAAATGCTCGCGGCCGGTGAATGGCGCGCGACTGCGGAAACGGGCGACCCGTCGACCGTCGGCTTTCACATATCGGCGCTATATTCGCCCGTCGGCTGGTATTCATGGGCAGACGCTGCGCGCGAGTTTTTGACGGTCAAAGACGACCCCGCGCTCTTACGCGTTTTTGTAAATACTGTTCTCGGCGAAACGTGGGTCGATAAAGCCGACGCGCCCGATTGGCAGATTATTTACGCACGCCGCGAGGCGTACGAAATCGGCGTTGTACCTGCGCCCTGCGTATTATTAACCGGCGCGGCTGACGTGCAAAAAGACCGCATTGAGGTTTTAGTGCAGGGCTGGACGCGCACGGGCGAGCAATACAGCGTCGACTATTTGCAGATTTTAGGCGACACGACGCAGGCCGAAACGTGGGACAAGCTCGACGCCGTTATCGAAAAACCTTTTTTGCACGAACACGGCGGCGAAATGCGCTTGCGCGCGTTTGCTATTGACTCAGGGTTTTTGACATCCCGTGTTTACGCGTGGTCGCGCAAGCACCGGCCTGACTTTGTTTATGTCGTAAAGGGCGTTTCGTCAGATTTACCCGTCGGGCAGCCGCGCCTTGTCGATTTTAATTTCGAGGGCAAGAAAATAACGAACGGCGCGCGGTTCTGGCCTATCGGTGTCAGCCCGATAAAGCGCGAGCTTTACACCCGGCTGCGGCTATCGCTTACCGACGACGGCGCTTTTCCGCAGAATTATATGCACTTCCCCGAATATCCGCCCGAATTTTTCCGGCAGATTACGGCGGAAAGCCTACAGCAGACGGGAAAGAATCAGCGCAAGGCGTGGAAAAAGCATTACGAGCGAAACGAAGGGCTCGACCTTTTGGTCTACAACCGCGCGCTTTCAATCATTCTTGGCCTCGACCGCCTGCGCGACAGCGAGTGGGGCGTGCTCGAAGCCCGCGTCATGCGTCAGCAAATGGCAAGCACCGCGCCAGGTGCGCCGCAAATCCGCAGGCCGCCGCCCCGCCGCGTTATTTCGCGGGGTTTGGATTTGTGATTGACGCAGCGTGTAAGGCACGTTCACCCGGTAGGCGTGACAGTGGCCGAAATCACGACACAACGTGACAACGCAAAAGCGGCTTATGAATCCGCCCTCACTGCTCAATCGTACACGTTGAACATGGGCGGCACGTCACGCAGTAAAACAAATCAGGACGTCGAAAAGCTTTTGAGCTTATACGAGTACTGGCAGGGGAAACTCGACCGCGCGAACGGCACGACCCGCCGGGTGAAATTCGGGACGGCCAGAATATGACATTTTATAAAAAGCCCGCCCGCGCTATCGGGCGTTTTTTCCTGCAATTGTCGTCGGAGTCTTACCAGGGCGCTGAACGTTTTAGCGCGTGGGCGCGCCGGTGGTCAACGTCACGCGCGCGAAAAGCGGACGAAGAGATTTTACTCGACCGCCCGGTTTTGGTTGAGCGTTCGCGCTCGCTTTATCGCAATAACGCAATCGGTCGCGCTGCAATCAATACGCACCTTTACAACTCCGTCGGCCGGGGCTTTACGCTCAATGCCAATATCGACGCTGACGCGCTTGGCTGGACAGCGGAGCAAAAAAGCCAATGGGAAACAATCGTCGAACGTAACTGGAAACGGTACGCGGAAAGTACCGAATGCGACGTTGAAGGGGTAATGACGTGGCACGAAATGACCGGATTGGTCTGTTCTACCCGTCTTATCGACGGTGAAGCGTTCGCCGTTCTGAAATCTCTGCCGCGCAGGCATCACATTTACAGCCTGCGCGCCAAGCTTGTCGACACATCAACCGTGACAAACCCGCTCGGGTTTACCGCGTCAAATTATCTTTGGCGTGACGGCGTGCACCTCGACATAAATGGCCGCCCGGTCGGGTATAATTTTCGCAACCCCGACATGACCGATTACGAAATACCCGCTTTCGGTTTTTCATCGGGCCGGCGCAACGTGCTGCACGTTTTCCGCCGCGAGTTTCCGGGGCAGTCGCGCGGCCTGCCGTTTTTATCGGCTGTCATGCGTGAGCTGCGCAAGATCGAAGAGTACACGAAAGCCGAGCTCGAAAGTGCGGTCGTTGCGGCCATGTTTACTGCATTTATTAAGTCGAACGACTCAAGCGTATTGGACAGCCCGAAAGACTTTGCCGACGACGCGCCCGACGTCGCCGTCGATGAGTACAGCTTAGGGCCGGCCGCTGTTATGCACTTACAGCCAGGTGAGGACGTAACTTTTGCAAACCCCGGCCGGCCAAATACCGGCTTCGCACAATACGTCGACTTCATGGTCAAGATGATAGCAGCCGCGCTCGGGCTGCCGTATGAAGTTTTAATGAAAACTTTCCAGTCGTCCTATTCGGCGACAAAAGGCGCACAGAATGAGGCGCGCAAATATTTCGCCGTTGAAAAAATGTGGATTGCAAACCGGTGGTGTCAGCCGTTTTATGAGGAGTGGTTAACTGAGGAAATACTCGCAGGCCGCATCCAGGCCCCCGGCTTTTTTGATTCTCTCGAAACCCGCCGCGCTTTTTGTGGCGCTGAGTGGATCGGTGAGACGACCGGCAGCGTCGATCTATTGGCCGAGCTGAACGCCAGCGAAAAACTTATCGCCCTTGGCTACTCAACGCGGCAGCGCGAGGCGGCGCAGTTTACTGCGACAGACTGGGAGGAAAACCAGAAAATTCTCGCCCGTGAAGATTTGCAGCGCGTCAAACCGCCTGAAGAAACCGCGCCGCAATGAGTAACCAGACGCAGGGAAAACAAACCGCCGTTGTCATGGGCAAGAACCCCGACGGCGAAAATGTATTTTTACAAACTGACGCCGACGGAAAACTGAAAACGACCGGAGGGGATGGCGGGGGCGGCGACGCTACCGCAGCGAATCAGGTTACGGGGAACGCCTCGCTTTCTTCGATCGACTCAAAACTGACAACGGTATCGACAGTCGATGCCAAAGACGTCTCGACACAGGTTGCGGCGGGCGACGTCGGGCTCGTCGTAAATTCTGTTATCCACGGTAAATCGACAGCCGGCGGCGGCTCTTACGTCGACGTGAAAGTGAGCCCCTCGGGCGCGGTGCAGGTCGGCGGGACTTTAGACGGTATCACCGCTTTACCTCTGCCCTCGGGTGCGGCTACCGAGTCGACGCTTTCCGCACTGAACGCAAAGTTTTCCGCGTTTGCTTTCGACGCAGGGGCGCGCCAACGGGTTTCGCAAATCACCACCCTGGCCGACCTCAAAACGCTAAACGCCGACGACACACTATTACTAGAGAACACCGGCACCGGCACAGGGGCTTACGGCAGCAATAAATTTTCAATGTCGGTTACGTCGGGGCAGTATTATATCCGACGCTCGCGGCGTTACTACCCGTATTTTTCCGGTAAGTCTCAACTTGTCGAGTGTACGTTCGACGGTTTCCAGCCTGAAACGAACGTGACAAAACGCGTTGGTTATTTTTCCTCGAACGCTGCAGCGCCTTATGACTCAAACAAAGACGGGTTTTGGCTAGAATCCGCAGGCGGGACAGTGACTCTAAAATGCTCGCGCAACGGCACAGAAACGCTTTCTGTCGCACAGGCGTCTTTCAACGGCGACATACTCAGCGGGCACGATTGGTCGGGGTTCAACGTCATCGCGTTCGATTATCTATGGCTAGGCGGTTTCCAGCTTAGGCTATTTGTTAAGACTGCGGCCGGCTTTGTGCTCGCGCACACCTTTGCCTATGCCGGCACGGGGCAGGCCGACACATTTACTTTGTCGCCAAATCATTGCGTCAGATACGAGATCAGAAGCACAACTGGCACAGGCGCATTTCGTTATATCTGTTCTCAGGTATCGACCGAAGGCAGCATTAACGAGGCAGGGAAACAGTTTTCAGTTAATACCGGGACAACGGGCGTTAACCTCGCTGCCATTGGTACGACTTACCCATTATTAGCTGCACGCAAGGCGGCGGGGTTTCGCGATACGCCGATTAAAATTACAGATATTGCCGGTTTTGTTTCGTCTAACACTGACGTTTTGCTCGTCACCCTGCAACTAAATCCAACGCTGTCCGCCGCGCTTACTTACGCCGCCGTCACGAATGCGGGCGTAGAGCGCGCAATCGGTAACGGCGTAATTACGGTTACGACACCGGGGCGAGTTCTTTCGACTGCGTATCTTACGCAAAATTCGATTTTGCCGACAGATCAGCTGGACGAGGATTTTCTCTCATGGCTCGGCGAGACTATCGGCGGGACTGCCGATCAAATCGTATGGTGTGGCACGCCAATCACCGCAGGCGTGACGACTTTTGCCTCGATAGACTTAAAGCAATTTTAAACTGAAACCCAAAAAGACTTTACAACCTAACCGCGCAACCTATGCAGCGGCTAAGACATGTTAAAACTGAAAGACACAGTTTGGGCAGCGCCGAAACAATGGGCGAGCCTTATTACGTCAGAAGACATCGCACCGACGCGGCCCTATACCGCGCGGCCGGTCAAGATTGTCGACGGCGTGGCCGTTATCGACGTAACCGGAATTATACTGCGGGAAGAAGACGACGTATGCGAGTATTTCGGCGGCGCGTCTACTGTCCGTATTTCGCGGCAGATTGCTGAGGCTACGGCCGACGCGTCAGTCAGCGCGATTCTTTTACACGTCAATTCACCCGGCGGCCAGGTAAACGGCACGGCAGAGCTTGCCGACCAGATTTACGCGGCGCGGCAGGTGAAGCCCGTTCACGCATACGTCGCGGGCGATTGTTTCAGCGCGGGGTATTGGCTTGCGTCGCAGGCCGAAAAAATTACGATGCATGAGGCGTCAGGCGCGGGCGCGCTTGGCGTATGCTACCCGGTGTCGGGCGACTGGTCAGAATGGCTGATTTCCGAAATGACGCCGAACAAACACCCCGAAGTCGCGACGTCTGAGAGTAAGGCGCAAATGCAGGTTTTTCTAAATGATCTCGGCGCGATTTTTATGCGCCACGTTGCGCGGGGTCGCGGCATTGAAGAAACCGCCGTCGGTGGCTTTGGCCGTGGTGACATTTTTATCGCTGCCGAGGCGGTACGGCGCGGCATGGCTGATACTGTCGGCGACTTTTCCGCAGCCCTCGCGGCAGCCAAAACGCCAAAAGCGGAGCCCGCCGCAGAACAGGCGGACGAAATACCAGAACAAAACGAAACAGGAGAAAACGAAATGGCAAATAAACCAACGCCATCCGCCGAAATGGTCGACACAGCCGACCTGTCGGTCGAATGGATAAAGACAAATCTGCCGGAGTTATACGACCAGATTTTGACCGAGGGCGCAGAAAATGAAGCGATGCGTCAGTCAGAACTCGACGCAGTGGCCCCGATGGACGAAGAAGAAAAAATGGCAATCGCAGCCGCACGGAAAGACCGCAAAATCACAGCGGCCAAACTTTCCTACGACCTGCGCATCGCTGCACAGGCAAAAGCCGAGGCCAGGATAAAAGCAGAACGTGAAGCGCGCGAGCGTGACAGCGAAGCTGTAAACATTCCGGCGAACCCGGCAGCGCAAACGGCCGACCCCGTAAAGGCGGCAGAAAAGGCATGGAACGATAAAGTCATCGCAGCCATGCGCAAAAAACGCGGCATCGCGTAAGGAGAAACGAAAATGGCATCTTTTGACACAAACGAAAGCAACTTCGACAACCTGCTTGTCGGCGGTAAAGAATTTACGACTGAGCGCGGCGTGCTGCTCTCAGGTCAGGACGTAACGCGCGGCACGGCGCTTGGAAAAATCACCTCAGGTGGCAAGCTCCGCACGTGGGGCTCGGGTGGCGACGACGACGGCCACCGCACTTTTTTCGCCATCGCGGCGGAAGACTGTGACGCAACCGGCGGCGATACCGGAATTAGTTACTACAAAACCGGCGTTTTTTACAAAGACTCAATCGTTATCGCAGGCGAAGCGTCAGCGGATGACGTAGGCGACATCGACGCAACTGCGCGCGATATCGGCATCGTGCTCATTGACAGCACCACAGCGCAGATTTAAGGGCTGCGCATAAGGAGAATAAATCATGGCAACTACACTCACAAACCCCTACACACGGCAAAGCATGGACGAGGCTGTACGCATTTTTCGTACGCCCAACAACCTGCTTACCTCGCTGTTCTTCCCACGCATTCGCGTCGAGCCTGCGCCGTCGATCATGTTCGACATCGTAAAAGGTGGCCGGACAGTCGGCGCGTATGTCGGCCCGAACGACATGGCAATCCCCATCGACCGTCAGAAATTCGAGACACGGACGCTCAACCCGCCCCTGCTTTCGTTCTCGCGTTCAATCACCGGTGTTGACCTTGAGCGTCGCATTCCCGGCCGTAACCCTTTTGAGAGCGGCGACGGCGCGGCAGAGCTTGTCGACCAGGATTACACCGACCTGCTGAACATTCACCTGCGCGCAGAAGAATATCAGGCAGCAAAAGCCGTGCTCGACGGCCAAATCACACTGACCGACATTAACGGCAACACCGTCGGCGAAGTGATCAACTTTGGGCCGACTGCTGCGATGCGTCCGACGGCGCTTGCGGGTAACTACAAATGGGGCGGCACTACGTCAGATCCTATCGGAAACTTGCGCTCTCTGTCGCAGCTCGTGCAAACTTACGGCGACGTTATGGCCGACATCGTTATCATGCGAACCTCGCTGTATAACACTTTCGCAGCCGACACGAACGTACAGGCGCAGCTCGATACCCGTCGCGGCCCTGATTCTGACAAGCTGACGTATGAGGCAATGGGCCTCGGCGCAACTTATCGCGGTACGATTGACGGCCTCCGTCTGTACACTTACGACGCAACGTACAAAGCCCCCGGCTCTGACACGCTGCAGTACTACGTACCGGCAAACAAAGTTATCGTCGGCTCGACTCAGGGCGAAGGCACTCGTTACTATGCGCAGATTTTCAGCGCAGAAGCAGGCGGAATGGTTACGACCGACCGTTACCTCGACTCGAAAGAGTCATGGAACCCGGACGCAATCGCGGTGCGCGCTCAGTCTCGCCCGCTGCTCGTACCTAAGCGTGTAGACGCTTTTGCGGTTCAGCAGGTAGTTGATTAACCCCTGACGGTGGCGCGTGGCGTTTCTTGACACAGTAGCTGACGACCTGCAAAGCCTGCTCGAAGATGAGCAAAACGGCTTTGCAGAGCCCGTCACCATTGAGTCAGACACGACCACGCACACCGGCTCGGGCGTTTTCGATCTCACTTTTCAGGAAGTCAACGTACAGACCGGGCAAAAAGTGCAATCGAAAACGCCCCGCGTGTCTCTCTACGGCCCGTCGTGGTCGGAATCGGGCGCGCTCGGTGAAGAAATAACGGCGGAAAATGCGAAAAACTGGCGGGTGACTATTCGTTCAGTCGTCTATTCGATAAAGACAGTACAGCCGGACGGTACCGGGTGGGTTATGCTGTACCTGGCGCGGGCTAAAGTATGAGCTACGCCTTAAGCAAATTCCGCGAAATCCGGGCGGCGATTGTCGCCGAATTGTCCGGCCTTTCCGAATTGCCGGGCGGCGTGCATGACGCGCGCGTCAAACCGTTTTCCGAATCCATTGACGAATACCCCGTCGCTTCGGTTTTCACCGGCAACGACTCGGCCGAGTATAGCCCCGACGATGCGAACCTGCGGCGCGATTACGACGTCGATATTGTGGTTATCTCAAAAGGTTACGACGTGGCCGACATAGCGAGCGCCGACGACTCATTTATTGAGGCGTGCGACATAGCAACGGCGGCGATTGAAAACGCCTTAACAAAATTTCGATTCACCCTCGACGGGCTGATCTATCGCCTGACCTATCGCCGATCGTCTCAGGTTATCGACGAAGACGGCGAGTATTTTACGTGCATCCGTATTTTGACCTATAACGCTCACTCTATAGAAAAGGTGGTAAATGCCAATGTTTGAAAACGAACGGGTTTTTATCGTGGGCTCCGGCCCTTCTCTTACCGGCTTTGACTTTTCCCGTCTGGATGGCGAAAAGGTTATCGCGATAAACCACGCTTACCGCCTGACAAAGCATGACCTGCACTGCTTTTACGACGCGTCTTTCCTTGAAGAGGCGAAGCCGGCCGGGTATGAGCCGCGCACGCACGCGTCAAAAGTGCTCTGCAAACGCGATTTAGTTGTCCCGAAAAACGCCAATATCATCGAATTTCGCCGCGCCTCGTGCATTACACAGCGTTTTAAGGATGGCCTTTTCATGGGCTTTTCGTCCGCCCTGCCCGCGATAAACGCGGCGCTTATCTACGGCGCGCGCGAGGTCATGCTGCTCGGTATCGACTGCCGCTTTTTCACTGCCGACGACGTGCGCGAGGCGGCCCGGCTTAACGGCAATCCTGCCGCAGCGGCCGACATTCTGCGCGGTGCTGATTTCGCGCACCATGTCACGCAGCAAAGCGTCGCGCACACTATGAACACGCGCGAGAAAGAGGGGAAATACTTACAGATGGCCCGGCAGTTTGAGGCGTTTAAGGGCTACCCGGTCTTTAATCTGTCGCCACTTTCCGCCCTCTCGCTCCCCGTAAAAAGGATTGACGACGTATTAAAGCGCAGCATGAAAGACACGTTCAGCGTGAAAACAGAAACGAAATCTTACAAACCAAAAAACGACGCGGCGACCCGCGAAAAGGAGTCTTAACAAATGGCACAAACAGGATGGGTGGCCGGAAATAGCGAGTTATCGCTCGGCCCTGGAAATCTTTATGTAGCAACCCCGAACAGCGCACAAACTGACTGGGCGTCCGCGACTTACACAGCCCTCGGCGGCTGCTCGTCTGCGGTGCTTCGTGACATTCGCAGCTTTACCGATTTGACAGAAGCGCAAAAAGGCACGTCATGGGCTGACCGCGTTTTGACCGGCTCGAACAGTGAAATCGAATACAGCCTGACGCGCCCATTTGTCGAGCGCATCGAGCTTGTCGACCCTGACTTTTATGTCGACTATGCGACCGACGGCGTAACCCCTTCGCAGCTTTCGCACCACCGCGCAATCGGTCGCCGTCTGTCCGCGAACAAAGTGTGGGTGCTTTTCAAAGCATTCAACGCGCAAGGCGTCGAGTCGACAAACAAACTCGAATGGCGCTATATGCTGGCGGCGTTCTACTCTGAAACGCTCGAACTGACGTTCGACGCAGCGACGCAGCGCACGTATCCGATTATGGCCGCCGCGTTTGAGTTTTCAGGCGTTACCAACGCGGCCGGGCAGCCTGCGCTGTGGTGGAGCGGGGTAGAATAATCTATGCACGAACTTGACCTGTCGAAACCAACGCAGCGCGTTTTGACCGTAAAGCTTAAGGGCGACAAATCCCTGAGCTTTACGCTCAAGCGCATAAAGATAAAAGACGCCAAAGCCCACGCGGCCGAGGTGCGGAAACTATCCGACAAGCTCGCGGCCGGCACTTTGGACGGGTTGACGTTCTCTTACGAAATGCTGAAACTGACCTGCGAACCGTTCAACGAAACGCTTGCGGGTCAGCTCGACGACGAACAGCTTGGCGCGATCTGGCAAAAAGTTCGGGAGCTTAAAGAGAAGCCTCTCGAAGAGTCACCAGAAAAAAAAAGCTAATACATAGCCGCTACCACGCGTTGCGGCTCTTGCGCGCCGGGCTGGCTCTTGCGGACGTTCTTGAAATGGACGCCCACGAGGTCGACCTGTGGTTTGAAGCTATAGACGCCCGCGACGAGCTGGAATTTCAGCAGGAAATGAATCTCGACAATATGCGCCGCGAATACCCAAAAAGCGTTTTCGCAGAACGTCGCAAGGCGCTGCGTGACAGTGAATACAGATGGCACGACAAATTACGCTTGCCGGTCGATCTCAGGAAGCTTAGACGGTGACAGCGCAGCGCGTAAAACTTGTTCGGAGGTGCGGCAATGGCTGATAGTAAACTTGTCGTTTTTCTTAAGCTTGACGGCACCGAATTCGGCAAAGGCATCAGCCAGGCACAGGCCGACACTGCGAAATTAGGCGCGGCGTTTTCTGCCGTCGGAGTCGCTGCAGGTGCGGCCGTAAAGTTTGCCGCCAATTTTCAGGACAGCATGATCAAGACCGCACGTTCTGCGGGCATGGCGTCGGCGTCTTTTTCTTCTCTCGCATACGCAGCTAACCTATCGGGCGTGCAGGCGGGCGAGCTTGCCAAAAACATGACAAAGCTGCAGAACCCGTCTGAGACGGCGACGCGGGCGTTCAAAGATTTAGGCATACAAATAAAGGATTCTAAAGGCAACCTGAAAGATCAAGGGCAACTCCTCAACGAATTGTCGGACAGGCTCGCCGGCATAACCGACCCGGCCACCCGATCACAGGCGGCAATCCGTATTTTTGGCGAAGAGGGCGCGAAAATGGCGTCGCTTTTGGAAGGTGGTAGCAAAGCTCTTGCCGAAGCGCGCAAAGAGGCGTATGAGTTCGGGCAAACTGTCAGCAAAGAAGCCGGCGAAAACGCGGAGAAGTTTAACGACAATATAGCAAAGGCCACAATGGGCTTGACCGGTTTACGCAACGTCGTCGCCGAATCAGCTATCGAATTTATCAATCAGTCAAAAGCATTGGAGACAGTGCAGGATGTATTAAAGAGTGTCATCGGGTGGTGGCGCGGGTTGTCCGATAATACAAAACAGACCATTATGACTGTCGTTGCCGGCGTTGCCGCGTTCGGCGGGCTTCTATTGGCGCTGTCCGCGCTCGCGGCCGTACTCCCCGCTATCGCTACAGGCTTCGCTTTGCTGACCGGCCCCGTCGGCCTCGTCATCGCCGGCGTCGGCCTTTTGTCGGCTGCGTATTTTGCCCTGCGCACGGAGCAGGACGCGGCGCTCAAAGCTGCGCGGCAGGCGGAAAAGCAATCGACGGCTAACCTGTCCGCGATCCGCGAGCAGATCACGTCGCTGGAGGAGCTGTCAAGAAAAACAAAACTTACAGGTGCCGACGAGGCCAACCTCGCAAAGATTAAAGAAGACGTCGCAAAACGCGCTATCGCTGCGGGGCAGGCTATCGACGTTCAGCGCATGAGTTTAGAAGAGCTCATGAGCAAAATGAAAGAATTTGAGGGCATGGAAAAAACAAAGTCGATAATGTCCCTCACGCAGCAATACACCGAGCTGTCGAAAGCTCAGTTTCAATCTAAAGTGCGGCTCGAAGCACTTGCCGTGCAGTATAAAAACGCGACGCCTGAAGCGTACACCGCCGCGCTTAATAAAGAGCTGGCTGTATACAAGGGCCTCGAAACTGAAATGAACCTTGTCACGAGTCGCGTTAAAGACCTGACAAAAGAAAAAAAGAAGTCGTCGGCTGCGCCGTTCAAATGGACAGGCGACAAACCGCCCGAAAAAGCCCTCGCTTCTCTCGACAGCTTCAACGACGCCCTTGCAAAATACGGCGCGCGAAATGCTGCGACGCTCGAAGAAGAGCAAAAAGCCGTAAAGGAATATCAAAAAGCATACACCGACGGGCTCGGTGATATCCGAAACGCACTTGCAACCGCAGGGCTCGCCGAAGCCGTCGCCAAAGTGGCGCAGCAGGTTATCGCGCCTTTCGGCCAGCTTACCGACACCATTGCCAAGGGCATTGAGTACGACTCACAGGTCGCCCTGCGCGATCTCGACGTTGTATCAAACCGGGCGGCTGAGGCACACAAGGCAAACCGTGAAGCACTGGAAATGCAGGAAGCCGAGAAAATAAAGGCACTCGAAAAGTCTTTTGACGAACAAATCCGGGTTTTGACCGAAGGCGAAAACGCCAAAAACCAGGCGGCGCAGCGCGCAGCCGATGAACGCTTACTTATTGCAAACGACGAGTACGAACGCGCCAAAGCGGCTGCAGAGGAAAAATTCCGCGCCGATCTTGAGCGCGACCAGATGGAGTATGAAGCCAAAATGGCCGTGCTTGAGGAGCGCGCACTTGACCGCGAACAGCGGCAATTGACTGAAACGATCATGGAAGAGGATGCCCGACTCCTGCGCGAACAACGCGAACGGGAGCACGAAGCGCGCCTTGCCGAACTCGCGAAAGAGTTTGCCGGCAAACAAAAGGGCATCGACGCCGACCTAAAAGCGACCGAAAAAGCAAATGCCGACAAGAACAAAGCCGAAATTGAGGCACTGACGATTGCTAAAGCCGAAGCCCTTGAAAAAGCTGAGGCGGAAAAAAACGCAAAGCTGAAAGCCTTGGACGAAGCGCGCGCAAAAGAAGAAAAAGATCTCGAAAAACAACGGTTGCAGACGCAGTACAACGCACAGGTCGACGCATTCAACGCGACGAAAGCCACAAAGATGGCCGAAACCGTGGCAAGCGGTATCGCGTCAGCCGCGCAGGCCTTCGCCGCCCTTGCCCCCATTCCTTTTGTCGGTGTCGCGCTCGGTACGGCAGCCGCAGCGGTTATCACTGCCGCAATGGGTATGCGTATCGGGCAAATTGAAAAACAAAAACCGATTAAACCCGCCGGCCTGCTCGAAGATGGCGGCGTTATCGCCGGAAACATTACGCACGCGCAGGGCGGTATTCCTGCCGAAGTCGAATCGGGCGAAATGTTTATCGACAAAGGCCGCACCGCTAAAATGCTTCGGGCCATCGACAACGGGCTTGCCGGAATGGGCGGCGGCGTTACGGTCAATATCATGGCGGGCGCCATCCAGGGCGACATCCGCGACGAATCAACGCTCAACAAACTTGCTGACAAGCTCGGACGCCAAATACAACGCAGGATGGTTTTTGCATAATGCAGCTTAAACTGACAAATTCAGAAGGCGAATACGATTTCAGCAAGTGGGCCGTCGACCTTTCCGGCCTGCGTTTTCGCGTAAGCTATACCGACCGCTATGGACAGCCAGGACAGGAAACGCAGGGCGACAGGAAAGAGTCCGGGCGTAATATCGTGCTTTCGTACTCCGTCGATTCTGAAACTGACGCCGGGTATATTGTCGACGCCGAAACACTTTACGCCGCCCTGCGCGCCGAGGTTGCCCCGTTCTTTTTAGTCGACGAAGATAACAACCGCCGCCTCGAAGTGTCGCCGGACACGCTCGACCTGAACGCCCGGCCAGGCACCGAGCTGCGCGTATCGACCGCCCGTGTGCAATTTACCGCCGTGTCAACCTTTTGGGAAGCGTCGACAGCAGAAGAGGCGGACAGCGGCAGCGCAGGACTCGACAACGGCGAAACGCTGACGTGTACGAACGCGGGCAAAATAACCATTTACCCCGTTATCACCGTTGAGCCCACGGAGCTAAACCAGAATTTTGCAATCTTTAACGATACGACCGACGACGTTTTCACGTTCTCGTCGTCTACATTTGCGCCCGGCACGTCGCTTGAAATTGACTGCCAGAATGGCACGGTTTACCTGACAAACGGGTCGACCGTGACCGAGGTGTCAAACGGCATCGCCGACGGCACCGGATTTTTGCACCTCGTACCGGGCGCGAACACGCTCCGTTATGTCTCAGCGTTCGGCCCGGTTACAATGACCGTCAGTTTTCGCCGCAGGTGGCCTTTCTAAATGCCAAAGTTTGCGACCGTAGGCGGCTCTGAGTGTTTCGGCGGAACGCAGTTTTCGGAGTTT